TAATTGTAAAAATAAAACGAATGCCTCTCTGCTATCCATTATATATAATGTTACAAAACACAAATCAAACGAACACAAATCAAACAACTACAAAACAAATGATAACAAAACAGACAAACACAAAACAGAATAATTATAAAATTAATCAAAAAATAGTAATGAAAAAATAAAAAATAAAAAATAAAAAATAGTAATGAAAAAATAAAAAATTGATTTTAAAATAATTTTTTATTAATGTAATAATGAGTCATTCTCTACGAGATAAAACTATTGATATTATTAAATCAATTGACAAAATAGGACTTAAAAATGTAGAAATAAAAGACTTAGAAATTGGTATATTTAATTGGACTATTGATTTTTCAACTAAAAATAATATAATAAAAAATTGGGAAAACTTAAAATTTAAACAAACTTATATAAATAAGGCAGTTTCAGTAATTGCTAATTTAGATGTAAATAACTACTTGAAAAATAATTATTTACTTAAAATTGTAAAAAATAAAGAAATTAAACCACACGAAATAGCTTATATGAAAAGTGAAGATATATTTCCAGAAAAATGGAAAAATATTCAGACTGATCTAAAAAGAAAAGAAGATGGTTCTAAAATTAATAAAAATGTATCTATTACTGATCAATTTAGATGTGGTAAATGTAAGAAAAGAGAATGCTCATATTATGAATTACAGATTAGAAGTGCTGATGAAAGTGCTACTTTATTCATTACTTGTCTAAATTGTAATACTAAATGGAGACAATAATTTTAGAATAATACAGAATAATATAGAATAAATTTTAAAATTATTTTTTATTAATCAGATAATTCAGCATCGCTAATATTATCACTTAAATCAGATATTGATAATAAACTACCATCATTTACACTTTCTAAATCATCATCTATTGAACCTCCACCATCAAGTTCATTATCACTATCAATATCACTATCATCATCAGTAGTATTATCTATAATATCATCATATTCATCATCATCTTCTAATATAATAGTGTTATCCTTTTCACTATTATTATTAGAATTATTAATTTTATTAGCTCTTTTTATTTTACCAATACAATTAATTTTACTATCATTTAACATTGGTTTTTTTCCAACAATTTCTATAAATACTATATCATCAATATTAATATTATTAAGTGGTATATCAGATTGAATTGCTAATGTTTTTTTTGGAACTATTATAGAGATAATAGAGTGTTTTACATCTTTACACAAGATACCAAAATTATTTTGATTAAATACTTTACATTTTATAATATTACCAAGAACTGGATTACATACCAAAGCACTAAATTTAACATTATAAATTACATTACCTTCTAAACTATTTTGCTCTAAGGTACCAATTGAATAATTTATAATATCAATACTGTTTTCTTTAATAAGACCATATTTTGAATATTTATTTTCTAATGTAGTTTTTAGTTTTTCTAATAATTTTTCTTTAAAATTTTTATGTAAATTTTCTGGTAATAATTTTACTTTTTTAGTGATTATATTTTTTGTGAAAATATCAGCATCACTTGACATATTTTAATTAATTTAATATTATAATTAAATCAAATTTTATTTAAATAATTATTCAAAATTGGTCTAACAAAATTTATTTTATTATTAGTATTACTTTTTCTTAAAGTAAGTTGATATAACATACACAAATTTGGTTTATTATATTTCTTTTTATTAAATTTCTGCTTTAACTCATTTTTATCTTTTACAATATTCTTATCATATTTTTCTATATATTCAACTAAATCTTCTGTTTTAATAGTTGATGTTACAAGACATTTAGTACCAGATACTGACTTTTTATTTGCTTTCTTTTTTAAATCTATCATCTTAAAAATAGATTCATCCTTGATTATTTCAAGATATCCTAACTTTTCTATATTATTTGTAATACTTGATAGTTTCTTCTTTAATGATTTCCGACTAGATGTTTCTTGAATAGGTGAACAATTTTCTATTTTACTACCATTTAAACATATAAATTTATCAGTATAATAATTAAGAATTATATTTTCATTATCTAAAATATAATATCCTCTTTTTAATGACTCTATTATATTTTTTTGAATATTAGAATCTTTAATATTTTTCTTTAAAATATTTTTTATTAAAATTTTGAATTCTTTTTTACTCATACTATCAACTAACATATCATAAATAAATTCTTCATATTTTGTCATATCTTCATCATCAAAAAATAATAGATTTTTTATATTATTTATACTATCATTTAAATATTTATCATAATCTTTAAAAGATTCATTATTAGTATTATTATCTACATTAAATAAGTCATATTTTGATATATCTAATTTTTGATGTTTAGTTATTTTTTCTTTTGTTCTTTCTTCAGTTAATATTTTTTCATCTTTAATATTTAGTGGTTGAAATATGTAAAATACTGATTTATATATAAGATATCCTTTTCTATTATTTGGACCTCTAAATACTATCTTATTTCTTACTAAATTATCTAATGCGAAATATAAAATTTCTTTATTAGTTAAATTTTTAGATTTCATAAAATCATCAAAATCTTCTATTTTAGCAGATTGTTTATCTGAGAAATATTTTTTAATATATTTTACTAACAAATCAATTTCATAATTTATAATTTCCTTTTTATAAGTTGTATTATCTAAATCTTGAATATCTATTTTATTTTCACATTTGATATCACATTTACTATAATTACATAATCTTGAATAGTCTTTATCATTAATATTAAATTTGTTAATCAATTTATTTCTTGATGTTAATATTTTAACTGGTTCTAAATCATCAAATTTGTTAGAATTTATATTCAAATTACAGTCAATCGCATTATTTTTCATTATTTTTTCTAATTCTGATATTTTCTTTTGTTTATTCTCAGCTATTCTATATGTTCTAAAATCAATACTTTCTCTTTTATTATCTTGTGTTAGATTAACATATTGATAAATAGTAGTATTTCTTTTAGTTTCTTGTAAATCTATATGAGAGTAATTTCTTACACCTCTACCAATTACTTGTTCAATACGATTAACATTGTACCAAGGGTCAAATATATGTATTTCTCGTACATTTTTTAAATCCAAACCTTCTGTACCACTTTCAGTAATAAGAATTACTTTTATCTTATCACCATCTTTATTATTTTTATTAGTACATTCAATTATTTCTTTTGTATTATCTGGTGATAAAAATGTATTACCAGAAATAATTACATAACTTCCTCTTTTATTTTCTCTACTTCCTTGTTTTAAAATATTTCTGCCACCATATTTATGAAAACCAGAATGTTCTAAAGCAATCGCTATTGGAATTACGCCAGAAGCTAGATATCTTGAATATACTAATACTATTCCTTCTGCCTTCTTAATATTTTTAACTAATAATTTGATTTTAGGTGAATATTTCTCTATATTAGAATACTTTAATATTTCATCTTTTTTCTTATATTCTACTTTATATTCTCCTTTTTTACTATTCTGTATCTTAAATATACTTTTTAAACCTTCATTACCATATGTTTTTTTAATATCTTCATTACTACCATATACTATGTTTGATATTTGTACTCTTTGTTGAATATCAGTATTTTCTTCATCATCATCATTCAGATTACTATTTGTATTATCAGATATCTGTATTCTATTATAGATTTTTTGTTGTAAATTACTCATATCAGTTCTAATTAGTTCCAAGTATTTTATTTGGTCTTCTTTAGAAATTTTATTACCATATACATCTAATTTTGGATAATCATTTGATTTTAATATGCGGCTATCATCATTAACAGAAGGATATAATCTTAATGGAAAAGTAAATGGATTTTCACCTCTCATATAAGAAATAAAATTATTAGATACTTTTTTAAGTTTTTTTTCAAATTCTGGATTTAATTTATTATTATCAAAAATCTTATCATTTTTTGTTAATTTTTTTTCACCATTTTGAATTAGCAAAGAATTTAATATAAATTTTATTTCTTCATAATTATCAAACATTGGAGTAGCACTAAGTAAAACTAAAGCATTATTATTTAATAATTCTAACATTTCATGAAATATTTTAGAAACTTCTTTACCTTGGTCTTCTTCATTTACATATCTCATATTATGTACCTCATCCACAATTATAACTCTTTCATCAAAATAATTTCTAATATTTCTAATAAAATCATTTCTTTTACTATTATCTTTAATTCTTTTAAAGATATTACCAAACTCTCCAAAACTTAGTATTTCATATTCATTATTTATCATTTTTTTTACTTTTGATTTAATATCACTTACTTCCATTTTGTCTCTACCTACAATATCGTGTAAATAGTAGTTTCCTAAGCATTGTTCCATATTATCATTTTCTAACTTTGTAATATCAAAGAGTCCTTTTCTAAAATTATCTTTCAGTTTTAAAGGTAGTAAAATTAATGCCTTCTTCTTATAATATTTTTTAAAATTATGACTTATTTGTATAGAAGCACACGTCTTACCAACACCTACACTATGATACAAATATATACTTCTATATGGTGTTTCTGGAGATATTAATTTCTTTAGAAATTTCTGATTATTTGTTAATTCAAAAAAATCTGTTTTAATTTTATCTTTATCTTCTTTAGCAATCTTATTCATAGCAAACTCTTTTTTTGTTATTAGTTTTTCAATAAATTTATTATCATTATAGTCTGGATAACTAATGGAACTATTAATACTACTTATATTCAGTTTTGATTTAACTTCATTTAGATTTTCTAATATTTCTTGTTTTTCTTTTCTATTACTCGTTGTATCATAAAGTTCTAATAATTTATTTATTTTTCTTTCTAATTTTTTGTAATTTTCATCATCATTATATTTTGATACATCAATTAATGAATTAGTACTTGTCATTTAATTTAATATAATTAAATAATTAAAAAAAAAGAGTTTATTTAAATATTTTGTAATTTTATAATTTTGTTAAGCAATAATATTAATCAAAACCACACGCTTTTTCAGCAATACCATTAGTAAATTTGAATCCTTGTTGTTCCAAGAATTTCTTTTGTTGTAAGCTATCACGAGTTGGAGCACCTCCCCATACCATTTTGTCTGGATCAAATACAATATTATCTGGATTTTGAATATTGCGAGCAAGACAAGGTACTAAAGGATACATTTGTAGGTCTAGAGTACTTACTTCACTTATAACATCACATCTTTTAAGACCGAAATCATTACCTCTTCTCATTCTGTTCTCAATAGATTTCATATCCATATCACAATCATTATTAGCACACTTTCTAAAATCTTGATTTACAATATTTTTGCTAGTAAGTTCTCCACCATTTCTTAAACGACTATCAATATCTACATTACATCCATCTGTGTAACCATATCCATTATTTACTATCATATTATTACATTGAGCTACAGTATCGAATTTACGATCTTCACATCCAGCACGTGGATTATATAAATAATAATCATCAATTGATTTATTTTGTTTTTCATTTGCTGCTAAAGCACAATCATCTAAACCTAATCGGCCATCTAAGAAAAAATTTTTATTTTCACAATCAGACATTTTATTTATAGTAATAAATAAAATAAAAAATTTAATTAAATTTAATTAATTTACTATAATTATTCAATCTTATAATTATTCAACTCTTCCTAAAATAACTTCACTAACATTATCATAACATTTTTCAACAGCTCCTTGCTTACAAGTTGGTCCTCTGTCATATAACCACTTAGCAAAACCAGTTTGATCATTTACTATATCTGTTACTGGCATAGTATAGAATTGTCTATCACCACTATTATTCATAAATACATCGTCAGTACTTCTAAACAATCTTTCATCATATTTTTCTTTAATACTTTTTTTAACATTTTTATTATCAAAATCACATGCTTCTTTATCTCCTCTAGGAGCACCTTCTTTATAGTCTGTTAATAAAACATTCATAAAAGGATTATCCACAGTTGGTTTTACACATTCTTTCTTAGTAGTCTTAGAAACTGCCAAGTTTTTTCTTTGAAAAGTTTCTTGTTCTTGCTTCTTTTCTACTGTATCTACTAAACTCATGCCATAAGTTAATAATAATACAATTACCAAAATATACAAAGTCTTATAATTATTTTTAAATAATACAAGTATAATAACTAAGTATAAAGTGAATCTAACTATACTATTTATTTTTTCATGATATGTCATATTTGGAGTAGGAAAAAACTTAAGAAAATTATCTTGTGTTATAAAACCTTTTAAATCATTATACCATAACTTCTCAGTCATTATTATATTTAATATATTATTTTATTTTAATTCATAATTTATTTTATTCCTTTTTTTGTAGTTTTTCTTGTAATTTTTGTCTCATTTGTCCTTCCCTACTATTTGGATTATTTTGATTAAGTCCTTGAGTTCCACCCATACTATTCATCATTTGCTGCATCATATCTGGATTCATCATATTTTTCATCATATCAGCAAAATCTGGCATTGCGGGTTGATTTGTTGCTCCACCTCCACCAGCATTCCCACCGGCATTTCCACCGGCATTCCCACCAGATTCTCCATTGTCTCTAGCATTCATCATATTACTCATCATATCATTTATAATTGGATTATTATCACTTCCACTTTGCATTCTACTCATTAAAGAAAACGCATCCTTAACTAATTCATCTTGTCTAATCTCACCACTATTAATCTTATCTGTTATAGATGAACCTACTTGTTGAACTAGATTTCCTATTAAATTACCTCCATTTCCTCCAAAGAGATTTTCTGGATTCAATAAATCACTTGGATTTTCTATATTTAAATCTTCTAAGTTAATACTATTACTAATTTCCTTTGCTAAGTTACCAATTTTACTATCACCTATTAAATCATCTATATTAGTATTCATATTAACTACTACCTTAACTTTCTTAAGATTTACTAAGAGTATTTTAATTTCATCATCTAGAATTTCACTTAATTCATTTGTAATATCTTCCTTATTATTTATTTTTTCAATAAGTCCAATAATTAGTACTAGGTAACTTTGCTGGTCTTTATAAATATCATCTATTGTTACTTCATCCTCATCACTATTTTCTTTATCATCTTGCTTATCTTCATCGTCATCATCGTCGGCGTCATCATCATCCTCTTCATCATCTAGTAGTTCTTCATCTACTTTATTATCATCATCTTCATCATCATCGATACATTTCTCTGTATCTTTTCCAGTATTATTTTCTCTATATTCTTGTATCTGTTCTTTAAAACTATTATACAAATGAGAAAATATATATAGCATAAATAGGTAAGACATTATATTTTCCTTATTATCATTAAAGGTTCTTACTAATCTGCTAATACTAATATTCTTTAGAATTGTAACATTCTGTAATTCTCCATAACTATCTAGATTATTTACATCAAAATCTTTATCTAAAAATAATTTTTCAAATTCATTATTTTTAACTTTCTTTACAAAAGATTTAATGTATGTTGGAGATTTTTTATCAATTACTTTATAATGCTTCTTAATGGCACATTTAAAATAATTATCCTTTTTGATCTCTTTAAAGAAATCAATCAGTAATCTATTAAATACGAATGTTATTTTTTGTTCTATGTTCATTTATAAAAGATAATTATAATTAATCTTTTAAATAAAAATTATTTAATAAAAATTATTTAACACAAAATATTTAATATAAAATTTTAATATAAAATTTTAATATAAAATTTTGAAATTAAATAAATAATGTTTGTATAATTCATTTATATCTATTTTTCTATATTGTACTGTGTAAATCAAATAGATTAAAATCATTACTAATAATAATATAAAAGAATTAAATTCTAATTTAAATTTATTATTCATTAATAATATTACTATTGGAACTAAATCTGTTATTGTAAAACAAAATAAAATAAACCCTTTATCTAAATCATTTTTTCTATATAAAATTGTATTTATATACAAATAAAGTATTGGAATTATTAAAAATACATATGCTATAGAAGGATTAAATTTAGTAAGTTTTAAATAAAATAGTAAAAACCAGAAAAATATCCAAGTTGAAAAAATATAAAGTAAATTCATTTTATTAATAATTATTTTTTATTAAAATAAAATTTGAAAAATTTTAATTAAAATTTTTAATTAAATTTATACAATTAATACACAATATTTTAATTTATAGAATACACTTACAATCTAATTAAATTAATTTTAAAATGAATAGCGATACATTATATAATTATTTTGAAGAATATAATTTGAACAATGATACTATCTTTATAATATGTTTTGTAATTTTATCATTTGTTATAATTGCCAATACTTATTTTCTAGTAAATTATTTATATAAAAAATGTTGTAGAAATTGTTGTAGAAATTGTTGTAACTGTACTAATAAAGTTCCAACATATATTGAAAATAAAAATTTATTAACAGATGAACTGATTTTAACTTGTGAGCCTTTAGTATAAAACTAATTAAAATGTATTTAAAATTTATAAAAACAATTAATTTAATTAAAAATTTTTTATTAAAATATTATGGAAAATTTTATAAATAATTGGATAATATTTTCATTTATTATTATTGGAATTTTTGTGCTAATTATTTTATTATATTGTTGTTTTTATACAAAGTTATCTCTAACTTCTATGTATAAAGGATGTAAAAATAAAATTATAAGTAAAAAACAAGGTATTTATATTGATATTGATAAAAATTATAGAACTTTTGATAATATAGCTAATTCTGATTAAACTTTTTCACTAATTTTTAAGAATAAAGTAAAGTAATTCCAAACAATTTCTTTATTTTCATCAGAAATCTGACTCCAATAACCTTTTAGTCTATCAACAATTTGACTACTAAAATCTCCACTGTTAATATCATTACTTAATTCAGAATCACTTAGAATTTCTTTGTAATCATGATCTAAAAAGAATTTATCATTCTTATTTCTAATATGTTCTTTGTATTCTTCTGTTACAAATTTTTTGTAATATTGTAATGGTTTCTTTTCATCAGCTAATTTTGCTAAACTAATCGCAGTTTTGTACATCTTAAAATCAGCATCATCTGGAAATAAAAGGATCAAATCATTAAGAAATTCAGTTATTTTTGTATTGAATATTGTATAGAACTTATCAGTATCCATTTATTAAAATATTATTTAATTTATCTTTAAACATTTTTAATTAAAATTTTTAATTAAATTATTTTTTATTAAAATTTTTTATTAAATTACTTTTTAAAAAACTTTTGAATATCTAAATTTCTACTTTGTTGCATATTGTTCATTCTATCAGTTATAGAACCAGAATTAGCATCATTTCCATCTTCTGGTGGAGTTACTATACGAAATTCCTCCTTTGTTGAACCAAACATACTCGACATACTTTTATTACTATCATCATCTAAGAAAGAAAAGTTATTACTAATTCCACTAGTATTTGTAAAAGGATCAATATTTTTATTCAACTTACTATACACTTCATCTAAAAATTTATCAATTTTATCCTCTTGTAGAATAGTTCTTTTATCATTTAATAATATTGTTGGTACTGTTGTTATCATAGATGGTATTTTGTATTTCTTTTGACTAATATTTATCATAATAAAACTGTTCTTAATATTTAGTTTCTCTATTTTTTTACAGACTTCATTGCTGAATTGACAGAAATTTGAAAAGAATAAAATATGTTTCTGTAAAGTTTTATTTTGATTATTTTCTTGGCTACTTTGTTGAATACTTTTTCGAATATCATCTTGAATACCTAATCTAATATTTTGTCTATTATTTTGTTGATTACTCATATTCATCATTTGTTGATTACTCATATTCATCATTTGTTGATTACTAACGTTCATTATTATTTTTAAATTTATATTAAAATTAGTAAAATCTAACACATTATAATAAAATTTGAATTCTATTTAAATTTTAAAATTAATTAATAATAAAATGAAGTTTAAAAATTTCAAAAAACAGAATAACAAGATAGTTTTTAATGTAAAAAATGTAGATGTTTCTATTTTAAATTCAATTAGAAGAGTTATTCTTTCAGATATTTTTAATGTAGCATTTGAATATAAACCTTATGAATTTGAAAACAGAAAAGTTAATATTATTGAAAATACTTGCTCTTTACATAATGAAATTATTTTACAAAGATTATCTATGATTCCTTTAAAGTTTGATGAAGATGAAATATATAATTTTAAAGAAGAAGATTACAAGTTTATACTAAAGAAAAAGAATAACACTAACAAAATGCTTAATGTTACAACTGAGGATATTGAAATCTTCGATAAAAATAACAAGAAATATAATGAAAAATTTATTCGTAAAATATTTCCCAAAAATAAATTATCTGGAGATTTTATACTCATTACCAAATTAAAACCTAACATTTTTGATAAAGATAAAGGGGATGTAATCGATATTGAAATGGTACCTTCTAAAAGTACAGCAAGTGATTATGCTGGTTTTGGTTATGTAAGTCAATGTGTATATTATAATGTAGTAGATGAAACTCTTGCTAAAGAAGCATTAGATAAAAAAATAGCAGAATCAAAAAATTTATCTAAAAAAGATATTGAAGGATTGAAAAATGATTTTAATACGTTAGATAAAT